CATCTAATTCGCAAATACGATAATCGTCAACATTGTTATGCGCGACAACAAAGCAATGAGACTCAGCAATAAAATTATTAATCATGGTGCTGCGCCTCCATCTGTGATTGTCCATCCAAAATTAGAGATTAAATAAGCCCTAGCAACTCCACCCGCCGCGTTGTACTTGCTATTCCCCCCATGGAATGTAACTGTACTCTGTAGCGGCAACGTTGCTAAATACACTAGAAAATCACTGTAGCTTGCTGTTGTCAACGTAACACCCTGTAAAAAAGAAGTGGCATTTGTGACGGATGACAGGTTCAGCAGAGGCACAGTCGTCACAGACGAACACACTTGAAACATGAATGAAACGTTCGTTGCGGCTGATAGGTCATAAAACGGTATGGATGTTAATGCCGTGTTGCCTTGATGCATATTTGCAGCATTTGTCACTTTAGACATATTGATTGCAGCGGCAGTCTGAATAGATGAGCAACTTGCATACATAAAAGACGTGTTTGTGACTCTTGTCAGGCTGTAGTTCGGCGCAGCTAATAGACCCGTGTTGCTTTGGTGCATTGACTGTACAGAAGTGGCAAGCAACTTAATGTTTGGAGCAATTGCTGTCAGGTTTGTGCATCCCTGAAATGCAGTAACAGCATTTCTAAAAAGGCCATCACCCCAACTCAATATCTGAGTTATTTTCGCCTTATCACCGCCATTATTAAAATAAACACCCCCAAAAATCTTGGAGTAAATCTTAATAGTGTACACGCCACTAGCCGCATAAACGTGCGTGTTATTTCCATTGACTAATGACGTTATAAACCCATCACCCCAGTCACATGATGCAGTTTCCGCAGCGTTTATAGCAATCGGCAACACAAACGTATTTGATGCACTCCCCGCCTTAGTTGTATCAACAACAATAATCATCGGCTTTGGCGCAGGCCTTTCAAGAATCCTGCTCTTGAAAAATGGGCGCATTATGACTGCTCCACATCTAGTGCAATATAAAATTGCTGTGCAGATGCGGGAGTAAATGCGTCAAGCGTAGAAAGAATGCCATAAATTGTCGTCGATGCTGCATCACAAACAACATTAATTGGTGCGCTTGTCCACATCGTACTCGCTGCTGTTGAATTTGTAGCATCTTCGGTTGTCATCGGGTCAAAATCAATACTACCAAGAGATATAACCCGATTAGCCCATAATCGTGTTTTTGGCGCATTATCGTTAATTGGTGTCGGCGCAGTTTGAAACAATGACAATCTCATGCGAGCGGTACACGTTTTCTGGTCAGTCAGAACGCGAGCCTTTACGATATAACTTTGACCGCCAACTGCACGAGCTATGTTAGCAAAAGACATAATAGTCGGCGCAGATGCGCTGTCAGCAATCACATCATTTATAGAATAAGCAGTTGTGTCAGCAGGGCGAGTGAATGTGTATGTTGAAGTCAAAGACTTGCCGCCTACTGGCAGAGGATTGCTAGAACTTAATTCAGCACCAGATACTGATAGTCCTAATCCAGTAGCTAAGTAATCTAATACTTGCTGCGGGAATGATTTTACTGAAGGCATATATAACTCCTATATACTAAAGTAGGGCCTTAAGGCCCTACGAATAAATAACCACCATCTTCTAATAAAAGGACATGCCCTTCAGGGAGACACCAATAGAGCTGCACTAGGAACAGAAGCAACATAAGCAACTGTTAATTCATCTGTAGCACCTAGGTCAGTAGGAACAGCCATGAACTCTATAGTTGTTGAAATAACATCTTGAGTATCAATCGTTGGGATTGAAATATGAGCTGTTGGCATAGTTAAGGTAACACGTGGATCGTTACCATTACCACCAATATCTAATACTAACGCAAAGCTAGCAGTTACATCATCAGATGAGTTATATAGGTCACGAATTAAGCCAGAAGCGTCAGTTGAAGTACCACTACGTAAGTAAGCTGTTAAGTTACCTGTAATTGCACGAGTACCTGTAAAGTGGCCAATAGGCTTATTAACAACACCTAATTCATCTGGAGTTAAGAATGTAACATTGTTGTTAATGTTAATTTCACCACCAGTGATAGGAATGTTATAAGTACGTGGTACAGCTGCACCAACTGTTGCTGTACCTAGAACACAATCAAATGAACCAAGAGCATTAATGGCTGCGAATAAAGTACCATCTACAATAGAAATAGTAGAATCTACACCAAATTTCTCACTTGTTAAAGTGATTGTTTTTGCTGTAAAGTTTACACTAATAGATGCACAACATAAGTTATTGGCTAAGAAGTCAATAAAATCACCAACAGTTGTAGATGCAAGTAAAGCATTAAATGTGTAAGTTACTGGAGTAGCACCATTACATGCAACTGTAAATGTGTACGCACCATTTGCTAAGCCTAATAAAGTACCATCAGCAAAGGCTGCAGAACCAGTAAAGTCAATTACTTGACTTGCTGCTGTTTTATCATACAATCCAACTAAAGAAATTGTTGATAGTTTATTCTTGATAAAGTCTGCACAATTAGGAACAGCTTTGTAGAAACCTGCTGTTGGGAAAGTGCTGGCTGTAGGTGTACTAACTTCCTTCATTTCTTTACCATTACCAGACCATTCAATCATAGCAATAGATTGAATATCAAATCCGATACGCGCTGCGCCAATTACAGCCTCATCAATACGGTATTTAACATTGCCATAGTCAACGAACATATATAACTTCTTAAGTTCATGTACGTTAGAGCCACCTAAGTCAATAGCAACGCCTGTAGTTGTAGTTTTTGCATGTGATAATGTTTGAGCTGTACCAGGAGCTGCAAGAGTACCATTACCAACTAAACCTTCCCAAAGGATACGTTCAGGGCAATCATGGTAAGTAGCTTCTTGATATGGGCGAATGTATGTGCTGAACTTGATTTCTGATGGGTTTAGCTTAACGTTAAAACGCTTGCTACCACGAGAAGGTGTAGCACCTGCTTCATCAACTGAGATATCCGCAGTTTCTGTTGATTGGTTAAAAGAGAAGCCTGCCATAACACGAACTTCGAAAGTGTTGGCTTGTGTGAAACCTGTTTGTACAGTAGACACATATACTTTTGCGTCACGTTGTAAATTAAAACTCATTGAAAACTCCTTAGTTTACTTGATATTGAACGACTGCAGATATTTCACCTACACCGTGTGGAGCTAAAAGTCCACCATCCGTATCTATAGAATTAATTCTTATATCTACTGAACAGCGTCCTGTGTCAAACTCTATTACTAAATTGCTACGTAGTATAGCCTCTATTTTTTCTAGAATTGCTTCTGTATCATCTAAAGGTTTATCGTCAGACTTTACATATAATCTAATCATTACTGCACAATATCCCCATTCAAAACCACCAGGTAGATATTCACGCTGCTCATTTGCACAAGTGACAGATATCATAGGAAAGTCTTGAACTTCATCCCAAAATTTTAGTTCTGGTATAGAATTACCGTATAGTTCAGGTATATTGTCGCTAAATAATTTAGCTAAAGTTTTTGCTATTTTTTGTCTAGCTGTACCTTTATTTGCCACGTTTATACTCCTTAACTACAGCATTGTCAGATATCCTATACTCTTTATATAAAACCCAGCCTATGTTTAGGAAAGATGTATCAAAATAAATACTGTCTTTATTCTGTATATCTACATCTATAAAGGTTATTATAAAATGGTTTATAGCATCTAACATATTCTCTATAGTTTTTGCCCCACCTATTATTATAGCTGAAGGATACTTTATGAATAGTGCTTCTTTAGATGCAACTATATCATCTGCATATCTGTGCTTATTAGATGTACCAAACTGAACTATCTTTCTATTTGGTAGCTTAAAAGGTAATGATGCTATAGTATTTGTTCCACCTACTATAGTCTTACCACTAGTATACTGCTTGAAGTGTTCTAAGTCTTCCTTATTAAACCAAGGCAGTTTATTTCCTATCCCTATTACATTATTATTAGATATAGCTAAAATAGCCTGCATTATTAAATCCTATTTGTGGTTATTAGTAACCCTGAAGAAGTGAATGCCTCTTTCATTAACATACGAATTGATTTATCTATTAGTTTTCTTGGGTCTCTAGCTATAGAACCTTGTCTAAAACCTGGTTCAAATGTTTGATAAGGGTATAACATATAAGTATACGTTAAGTTTATAGCTTGTGTTTTAGTGGCGGCTAATCCTAATACTTTAACAGAATTAGAAAATCTACCTGTTCTATACCTAAGTAGTTGAGTGCCACCTACCATAGCCATATTACGTCTAACATAAGTATGTACTATAGAATTAATATAGCCTAGTATTCTTGGTAAGTTAGCAAACTGACCTTTATCACTTCGTATCCTATTACCTACGGCAGATATTTTAGGTCTTGGTACTTTAGGGGTATTAACTTCTGTCTTTCTTTTTGCTTTACCTTTAGTATTAACTACAGTATCTTGACTAGGCATAGGTTTGTTGTTGAAAGCTGCATACATAGCTTTATCAACGTACTCAGTTAAAGACATTAAAGTGTCTTCGGTAGCATAGTCTTTTAATGCTTCTCTTAACCTATTAGACAGGTACTTTAGGTCTTCTTTATTTGGAGTAGATACACCTGAAGATATTTTAAGTACGTATTCATACTTACCTTGGCTATTTAATATCCTATGTCTAGTAGTCATATCTGTAGCTAAAACATCTGACTCTATAAACTTATTCATAGTAGCCAGTATTTGAGTAACTTCTTCATTTACTGTGCCATTTGCAGTTATAGCTTGTACATCTCTAGATTGTTGTAGGTATTGTTTTCTAAATGCTAGATTACTAGATACACCCTGTTTACCTGCTTTTACAGTATCTTCAGTGGACATATCATTTAGCTTTTGAGATTCTCTTATTAGTTTTCTTAGCATTCTTTCTGGGCCATAAGCCTTTTCGAACGCATATTTGTTACTACCTACACCTAACCTAGAACCACCTAGTGCCTTAGCTATAATATCTATTTGATTATCTGCTAAGTGTAATGCTAGGTTTTCCTTTAGCGGTGTAGTATCTAGAACATATCTAGTATATGTTCCACTGCTGGCCAGTATACTTTCTACTAAGCTTAATACACTAGCCATACTTTTCATAATATAGGTACTCTATAGTTATCCAGTACTACAGCTATATGGGTTGGTAGTCTACCCATAGGAGTAATAGGGAAGTTCATTATATCTTGACCACCCATATTCTTCTGAATAGAGTGTTCCTGTTTTAGTGCTTTTTCAACATAGTCTGCCATAGCCATTAAAATGTCTTTTGGACAAGATGCAAAACCACCTTTATAGGTTATTCTTAGAAACTTAGGGTCTCTTACACCATCTACTGCAAAGTTATTACCATTTGCAGATAATATCTGACCAGATTCAGAATCTATATAGAAATCTTCGTCTTCTGCTAAATCAATATATCCTGTTGAAGTCTTATAGGCTACCACTGCTTCTTTTATAGGCCATTCTGATACGAGAAATGAATTTAAAGTTCCTTTCTTGTATTCGACCTTACTCACTGAATAGTAGTCTATAAGACTTCTACCAATGTACTCTTTAATGGCAGTAGATACACTTTCAATTAGTTTACCTATTCTCGTATCTTCATTAGTATTGGTTAAACTCTTTCCTTTTAACTCTTTATACTGTGTAACTGTCATTAAGTCTGTCATGATAAAAATCCTATACAGGAGGTATCTCTACCTCCTGTTATTTAGCTATTAAACTGCCCAGTTAACTACTGCAACACCACCAGCTTCCATTTCAGCCATACCGAAACGACGAGTAGCAACAATTAAAGTGCCATCTAATTCGATACGATTATCTGTTTTAACTGTTAGGTTACGTAGATTACCAACTACGTAATTACGCATATTAACAACCATAGCTGCTGTTGCGCCTGATGCTTTTGCTGCCCATTCATCGGAAACAATAAGTTTAGTTCCGTTAACGTTAGCAACTTCACCTTTTAACATTGTAGCGCGATCTACACCAACGTCAAACGCTTTACGCATATCTGGGTCTTCCAATAGGTCATAGTAACCATCTGTAGAAACGATATAAGCGATATCTTGTGGACGTGTACCGAAAATACCTAGTAAACGACGAGTTTGTTGTAGTGCTAAAGCAGTAAGTTTGTCACCACCACCAATACTCAAAGTAGTAGTTTTTGAGTTATCGATAGCATATTTAGCTAAACCTTTGATAGGGTCTGCTGCTGTTGCACCAACACCACGTAACAAGCTACGGTCTGAACTACGAGCCATACGACGAACTAAGTTATCACGAATCAATGGAAGAATAGCGATAATTGTATCTTCTTGTTCTTCTTCACCTAAAATGTCAGAAGCTGACAATTTGTGTGCAGTAAGGGTGATTTCTGTTGGGCGGTTACCTGGGTTTGCTGCTTCTGTAGAACCAGTAGTTTTTAACAAATCAACTGGAATGTAAGATGCATAACCTTGTTCAGGTACAACTGGCATTCTCATGATAGCTGTGCTCATCTGAATAGTACGGAACAAAGGTTCGATAACTAATTCACGACGGATATCGTACCATAGGTTGGTTACGAATTCTGTTTCCCAGTCTGAGGCATTAATAGTATGAGCACCAGGAATATGAACAGCACTGTTTGCAGCGTTAAAACCAGCGGCTTTTTCACGGTATTCAATACCCATTTTAGTACCAAAAGTACCTTTCTTAGTAACGATACCAAGTAATACAGCAGCGTCTTTTTGGGCTTGAGTAATAGGACCTGAGTCTTTTCCACCTTGTGGGTGTTCCATTTTGCTTTTTTGAGCTGCTTCTAGAGCTGCTTTATTAGCATCAATTTCTGCTTTAAACTGATTAACAACATCATTTAGAGTCTTGCTTTCGTCAGCTAATGCAGCTTTAATGTCTGTCATTAACTTATCTGTAGTTGCAGCGTTATCTGCTTTTAATTTAGATAAAATAATATCTGCTGTTGCAGCTTGGATATCTAATTCTTTTTGTTTTGCTAAGGCTTCAGCTTTTGCAGCTGCATCGCGTTTAGCTAATTCTGCTTCTACAGCTTTTTGAACTTCTGTAGCTTCAGGTGTAACGGTTGGTGCTGGCATTGGATTATTCTCCTGTCTTTTATTTGTTCCCGTAGATAGGGATTTCATTACTGCGAAAGTAGCATCTGTATTACATGGTATGCTAACTATTGATATTTCGGTTAATTCTACTTTAGTTAGTAGATATGCGTCTTGTTCCTCAGCATACTCAATGTCTTTCAATCTGAAACCTACTGAGAATGTCTTTAGAATACCATGTTTTACTGCCATGAAAGTTTTTTCACACAGTGATTTGTAAATACGGACGCGAACAAATAATCCGCCATCCTTAACTTGAAGTGATTCACACTTGCCAACAGGTTCATCTCTCTCATGTTGTGCAAGTATAATAGGGTTCTTCAAATAATTTGCTATACTGTCAGGGTCTGCCCACGTTGATAGTGGTATAATATCAGAAGCCCTATCCTTTGAATCAGTACTTGCAAAACCTTCTAGCACCAACTCTTCTTCAGAAGTGTCATCTGCTTTAATCTGGAATTCAGAGTTGAAGTCAATTTGCATTGCCTTCAATTCTAGTAATCTTTGTTGCTCATTTGTCTGAGGCATTTGGTGGTCTCCCTCCAGCGTTAGGGTCTACTGCACTACCTGCAATATTAGCTGGTAGAATTAATTTGTCTGCCATTTCATCAGCCATAGCAGGATAACGTAATTCACTTCTTGCTTCATTTCTAGTAATAATACCTGTATTAACAAGAGCTTGTAATGAAGCTGACCTTTCTCTAGCATCTGGTAACATTGCGGGTACATCAGATAGAGCTAGTTTTAAATCCATACCAAAATAACGTTCATAGGCTGAAATATATTTGCCCATTATAGGTAGGATTGTAGTTATGTAAAATAACTTTAGGTTAGCAGGTATACTAGTATTATTAGCAGTATCTAAAAGAATAGGTGGAACACCTAACGCTTCTAATACTCTAAATTCTCTAGTCTTTAATGAAGTATCGTAGTCTAAATCTTTGTTAGTCTGTTGACTAATGTTCTGCAACTGTACATCACCATCTAATACTATAGCGTTTTTTGCCCCATTAGAAGGGTTGAACTCTGATAAAGTTTGTTTCAATCTTGTCTTAGTTGTACTACCTAAAATATTTTTAGATAATAACACAACACCAAGTACAGTAGAGTTCTTGAAGTAGTTACGTTGATAAGTATTCATCTTTGTAATAATATCTAAAGACTGCATAGCAGAAGTCAATCTACTAGTACCAATATAAGGGTTAGTGGCTGAGCCTTCTTTAACTCTTATAATCTCTTCAGGTTCAAAGCGAATATCAATACCGTTAGGTGCATATAAGTAATGAGATATTAAGTTCTTTCTACCTGCTACTACCTTAACGTATAAAGCAGGTAATCTATATAAATAGTTACCATCAAAATAAGTGAACGAGTTACCTGTTAGCATAAGGTCAATTATATGCCCAGTAAAAAATTCAACTCTATCTTGGTCTGGGTTAGGAGCAATGTTTAAAAGATTGCTCAATCTAACCTTAGATAACTTTCTAGCAAAGCTGGTAGAAATGTAGCCTTTATATTCGTCCCCAACATCTATAGGAATAGATGAACAACTATCTGCAATTAGGTTAACACCCCTATTTACACACTCATAAGTATCATAAGCGTTATATAGGTTTAAAGATATCTGACTATCAGCCTCATGATTTTGTTCATGAGTAGTGTCAGGCATAATAGGCATTGCTTTTGATTTACCTATACTACCAGCCCAGCTCGCCAGAGCTATGGGCTGGTTTAATTTGTCCCAAACATCATTTAACCACGTCAATTAGCTTCTCCTTTTGTTTCGATACCCAGTTTATCTGCTTAGAAGCAGTAAACAAAGGAGGCTCTTTTCCGTAAACGGAATGTAGTTTTAAATGATGTGTATTACATAAAGTAACTAAATCAGTAATCATCTCTTTAAGATAAGCTGAATAGAAAGCTTCACGTTGTACATAAATTTCCTCAGCAGATTCAATAACAATATTATTGTCTTTCTTCCATTTTTCCCATAAAAGGTTTACTGTGTTATAGTGATGATTCTCCAGCTCTTCAGTAGTTCCGCAAATCTCACATTCAGTTTTAAGCTTGTAGCGCGATTTAATACCATCGCGAACATATTTAACTTCTAAACGTTTTAAAGGGTTGATGTTCTTTGCCATTTTTATTCTCCCATCATATGTATACTGTAACTCAATTTTGGATGAGTGTAAATTTTGTTACATCATCTCGTGACGATGCGTGTAAGCGGCATAACGTAGGGCATCAATCAAATGGATGTATCTATTATGTACTAGTTTTTCACGCTCTGCCTTAGTATCCCAGGTTATGTTTCTTACTGCTTGTATTAATAGTACACACTCATCTAATATAACAAGTCTATTAGCATCAATCAGCATATTCATGAAAGATACACCTTCTATGATTGCCTTCTGTGCGTTAATACAACTAATATCGTAAATCTCAGCTAGGTCGTACTTAGTTTGGGCAGCTGCAGCATCAATGTATACACACTCTGCGTTCCACTTATTAATAGTTTCTCTTAACTTAGCAGCTATTACAGCTGTACTTCTACCTACTTCTTCCCAGCTTTCCACACAAACTGCTTGAGTTACGTTAGCTTCATCTTTCCATAATCCTAAGACCACACAAGCAGTAGGGTCTCGGAAACCAATATCCACACCTAGAACAAATTCGTAGAAAGGATAGTCGATATGGTTAGTAACGTTATTTTCATCGAACGTTAAGAATGCTTGGCCTTCAAACGTTGTAAACTTAGCTTCATATTCCTGAGCAAATTTAGCAACTGACATACTTCTTCTAGCTTCTTCAATGTCAGAAGCGATAGCTCTTGGGTTATCAGCATATGTAGAGTGAATAGAAATCCAGCTAGGAAATTCATCAGAGAACCCTCTATCATAGAATTCTTTAAAGTAGTTCTCACCACGAGGTGTAGAAATAAACAAACACTTAGAAGTTATCTTATCTAATGTAGGACGTAATGCAATGTCGAAAACATCTTTACCATTTTCATGAAGTGCTGCTTCATCGAATATGATTAAGTCGTAACTACGGCCAACCGCGGAGTCCGCCCTATCGGCCGAAGCTAGCTTTACCATAGAGCCATGTTCAGTAACCATCTCTCTATCGCGAACGTTAGACTTAGTTAACTGAATACCCATCTTCTGGAAGTACTTAGTCTGCAAGTCCCAAGAAATGTTCGCCAAAGAATAGTTAGGACAAATAATAAGAATGTTAGTATTTGGGAATAGCGCCACGATGCTAGCAATAACATTAGCTGCAATAGTTTTTCCTGTTCTACGAGACAAGCAACCAATAATAAAACGATACTGTGGGTCAAGATAGGCATTAATCAAGCCTATCTGTGGCATAATCAGTTCTTCGTAACCAAGCAAGGCTGCGTACCTAGTAACGTTGATTTTATTTTCACCAAAGTGAAACCAACTATCCTCAGGTACTACAACCATGTCAGTTCTTAGACCAGTTCTGGAAATCTCCATTACTTAGCCTCCATAATAGCCTGAAGTACAGAAGGTAAGCCTTTAGCAATACCCTCTCCAGTACCGATGTTAACTTGAGTATTGCTAACCTTACCTCTTGAACCAGCAATTCTAGCACTTTCTCTTTTAACTTCCAATTCAAGTCTTTTAAGAGCTAACTTCTCTTCTTCCATTTTCATCTTATGCATAGCCTGCATTAACTCTAAAATATCAGCAGAACTACCTAGCTCAGAATCAAGCATATCACGCTTCTTCTGAGCTATAATTTCTTCCATCTCCTCAAAGAAGGTCCTAGAATTTCTAAGACCTCTTGAGTTCTCGATAGTATTAATGTAGTTGTTAACACTAGGCATATTAACAATACCAGAAACGTATTCTGGAGTTACATTGAGCAATGCAGCTGCTTCCCTAACATCTAATCTACAAGATACATAGCAATCAGCCACCTCAACGTATTCAGGTGCTATTACATTTGGCGTTAGTATAGGTACTAACAGTTTATCATCGCTCATTTTATTTATCCTACTCTAACTAATTGCTTAGAGTTTGTAACTTTGAATTGTAAAAAACCCCCAGCTGCTAAGTTATATGGCCCTGATGTACTATTGCTAGTAACGTCATAAACCGAAAGTGCTGGTACACTGTAGTTACTAGTAATGAATAATTCATTAGTCATCCCATTACCTAACCTATTTATACATAGGGTTGTTGCATCACCAGTTAGTAGAACGAACCTAGTATTACCTAGAATATTAACCTCAGGAGACCCTAGTGCTACATTATTCAGTGTTTGAGTTTCTTCTACAACACCATCAATATAAGGTCTGCTAATTTCTTGGATTAAGAAAGTATTATCGAAATAAATCCAGTCTACTATAGCTACTCCTCCATTTCTGTTGTTGGTGGAATATAAGCAGGTCCGCTATATATATAGCCATCACCTTGAATAGTGCCAGTTGTTTTTGAATTATTGATAGATAGGAAAATATTTGCTGGAACTACTAAACCGAAAGCAGTTGCTTCATAGTATGATAAAGCAGCTTTTAGGTCTGCAATGTCGCCGACAACTTTGAACGAATATCCTGATAGAGTAATGATATGTAAAATATCGCCAATCAGCGTGGATGCTTTGGCTATTTTTGTAAGGTTGATTAGTAAATCTCCATACTTAATAAACAAGCCAGAGTTTATTAATGGTGTTTCACTAGGGATAGTTAGTCGTTTGATATTTCCATTACTGAAAAATGCCACGTCTTCTGCATTACCTTTTACTATCACAGCTTCTAATAGATAAGGGTTTATTTTGTAATCTTCGGTTAGTTCAATCATAATTTGGTCTCCTATTTTATTAAGTATACACATATCAGAGATAAAAAGTAAATGTAGGTGATTTAGCTGGTGTGGTATAAAGGTAGCGCGTAATAGCACCCTTCTTCTTTTACCACTAATTTCTAAACAACTTCGCGTGTATGGGGGCGTGGGTCGAAAATGAAAAGGCCATACCCCGATAACCGCCCCAAGTTGGTGCACTGCACTAAAATGGTGCAAGCCCCAACTTGGTGCGGGTGCCCCATAACGGTGCAAGGCTCTGCACT